GGCGAAATCCACCGCCGCCGAAACCTCGGCCCGGATTGCGGCCAGCATTGCGGCCTGGGCAGGCGCACCGCGGCGCGCAAGCTGTTCGGCCAGCGCTTCCGGAATGGTGGCGGGGTCCACGCCTTCGGCAAATTCAGGCGGCGGTGGCAGCGTGGCGGGCGGCACCGACGCGATGCGCCGATAGCCGGGGCCGTAGCGTTCCAGCACCAGTTCTTCCGTCGGCTCATAGCCAACCTTGAACAGCTTTTCGTCCAGCGTCGCATCCGCCAGCAAATCAGGTTCTTCCGGCGCCTTCCGCCACACCATGGGCTGCGCCGCGCCCGGCAGATTGAGTTCGACCATCCACCTCAGCAGGCTCTCATTCAGTTCTTCCGAGAGCATATCCGCATCCGCATCGGCCAATTCAGTGCGGACATCATTATGGGTTTCGGATGCAGCGCGCGCGCCATTCTGACCCATCTCGGTCGTCAGGGTTTCGCCGAGAACGATCTTGCTGATCTCGGCATTCATGGCCTGCACCAATTCCTTGTGCATATCCGCCGTGCCGGTTTTGGACACCTCCAGCATCTTGATCAGCGTGCCGGATGGCACGGCCACACCCGCGCCGCGCGCGATGCCCTGGATCATCGTCACCAGGCGGTTCACATCGCCATCCGATGTGCCGTTTGGGTATTCGGCATAAACGAAGGGCTGGCCGTGCTTTTCGATCAGCGCGTTCCAAAGCGCCACGCCGTTCCGCTTAAAGAATACCGGCCAGAACAAATCATAGCCCAGGCCCCGCCCATAGGCGTCTTCGTTTTCTTCTGCCCAATACCGCACCAGGATGAATTTGCGGTCCGGTACCGGGATGCCCTGCGTGCGGTTTTCCCGCGTCAGCAGCCGCAAGCTGCCGTCACGGTGAAAGGCGAAGCGGCGCGGGTTCCGCACGCGGATGTCGGCAGGCACAATCCAGGTGCGGCGCGTGCCATCCACCTCAATCTCGGCGGCTTCCCACATGATCTCGGCCACCGATATCCCGGTCAGCACCGCCGTCAGCAGGCCACGGCAGGCACGGTCGAAGCGGATGCGCTTCAGCGCGGCCTTCACCAATTCCGCCGCCAGCACATCAGCCGGCGCTTCGCCACCTGGTTCCACCTGATATTCGCGCGCCACCACGGCATTGCGGCGCTTGCGCAGCACCGCGCCCGCATGTCCATCCCGCGCCAGGTCTTGATAGATGCCAAGGCCCTTGCTGCCACCGCGCGAAAGGATGATGTCGTCGCGCGTCTGCATCGTGAACGCGTAGTAATTGGCGGTGATGTCGCGTTCGAAGGTCGCGACTTCCTGCGCCAAGTCTTGCGGAAGGCGGGTGCCGCTCATGGTTTATGCTCCGAAGGCCGGTTCATCAAAAGCTGGTGGGGCGGGCAACCGCGCGCACGGCCCACATCATGCCGGTCTGCAATTCGGTGCGCGCGATGGCCAGCGCGCGCTTATCCACATCCGGCAGGTTAGCCAGGTCATCAAGCAGCTGCGAAAGCTGCTCACCACGGCCCTTGATCACGTTCATCGCGTTGACTTCAAGCTCAGTCAGTTCGCGGTAGCCGGTGATCTTGCGGTGCTGGTTTTCCATGGCTGGTTCTTTCATCCAAGATAGGTTGCAACAGCGCCATGCGGTGACATGCCCAGAATGCTGCCATCCTGAGGCAGGGCCATGATGTCGCTGCGCGGGATCGGGAAATTGGTCAGGCTGCCCCAGTCACGGCTGGCGGCGTAGATCACCAGGGCGGCGGCAATCGCCGCGTCACCATGGCGCTGGCCAGCATTCGGATCGCGGTCTTCGCCTTTCGCGGTGTTCCGGCGCACCATCACGCGCGCCACACCATTCACCAATTCAATGGCGCGGAAATCTTCGACCACCTGAGCATTGGCGGGGATGTCAAAGCTGGCATCCTCGAAGGCCGCCTTCAATTTCGGCATGTGGTCGCGGTACCAGCCTTCGGTCAGATGAATGCCTTCCACGCGATGCGCGCCGTAGCGCTGCATGGTGCGTTCCGCCAGCCAGGCGCCATTGCCGGTGCGGTCCAGCACCACGCCGGAAAGCCGGGGCAGGCGGTCCAGCAAATAGAACAGGATTTCGCGCTGCTGTTCGAAGGGCACGTTGCGCAATTCAATGGTGAAGGGCGTCTTGCGCATCAAATTCGGCATGATCTGGGCGGGCCAGATCACGGAAAGATCGGCCACGCGGCCAAAGTCCATCCCGGTCAGGCTGCGCAGCAGCGGGTCCAGCCGATCCAGCAGCGGGCGGATATTGTCTTCACACCAGCGCAGCGTTTCCTCCGTGCGGATGTGATCCGGCTGATGCACGAAGGCGTCGGCGCAGGTGTAGTGCAGCACCGGGATATCGCGGCTGGCGCGCGCTTCAATCAAATGCAGCGGCAGATATCGGCCGGAACCGGCGCGCGGCACCACATCCAATTCCTCGGTCGCGCTGTCGCCATAGAAGGCGCGGATTTCCGCCTTCCACGCGGCTTCGCCTTCGGCGGTCCATGGAATGCCCAGCTTCAACGCGACGCGGCGATACAGGCCCTGGTCGCAGGCTTCATCGAAGGTGGTGCGCAGCAGGTGGTAGGGCTTTCGCCCGGCGCGGATATCATTCAGCAATTCCGCGAAGGGGTTTTCCGCACCGTCATGCGTGCTGACGACCAGGATGCGGCCGCCCCAGATAAGCAGCGCCAAAGCTGCCTTTAACAGCTCCGGCAGATCATCATGGAAGGCCGCTTCGTCAATGATGACGAAACCCTGCCGGCCACGCAAAGACCGGGGCCGTGATGCCAGGGCCAGGATTTCAAAGCCCGAGGCAAACTTGATCCGGAAGGCAGCGATGTGCCGTTCCACCCCCTTTTCTTCCTGGTCCTGAAACAGAAATTCGCCAATCTCACCGGCGGCCATGCCAAGGCTGCGCGCCCACATGGCGCAGACATCAATAAACTCGCGCGCCATGTCCAAATTATAGCCGATGTAGAGCACATCCATCCCGCGATCTTCGCGCTTGGCGCCCGCAGTCAGCACCGCTTGCGCGCCCACACCCCAGGTGGCGCCGATGCGGCGGGATTTTTCATAGACCGTGACGGAATGCTGCGACACCGCGCGCACCAGGTCGCGCTGATATGGCAGCAGCACGCCTTCGATGTCGGGGCTACTCGAAGGCTTGTCGAGTATCGTCGAGTGCTTCGGCGCGGCCATCACGCGCTGCCTTGTGCGGGGCCTGCGGCGGCGGTGAAGTCAGCGGCATTGCGGATCAGCCGCGCCAATTCGCGCGCCTGGATGGCCGTCAGGAAAACCGTGGCGCAGTTCTCCGGCGGCTCGCCCGCTACCACCACCACGCGCACGAAGCCGCCACCGGATGAGATGTGAATGCCCATGTCCTGGTTCATTCCGCCACCCCCAGGATGCTCGCCTTGATCGCGCGCACCGTATCGGCGCTCAGCCCCTTCTCGCGCGCCACGGCCTCAGCGGCACGGGCAGCGCCAGCCTTGGCCTTCGCCGCCGCGCGATCTTCCACGCGCGCTACGAATTCCACATTCTGCCGGCTGGCCGTGGTCAGGCGCTGCACGGCCTCGGCCATCAGCGCCACGGATTTCGGGTCTCGCACATGGGCCAGCGCGGCTTCGCTGCCTTCTTCCGCGCCTTCTTCGGCGGATGCCAAGAAGTCAAACAGGAAGGAGTGCATCATTTCGATATTCAGCCGCGCGGTTTTGCTTTCCGGCGCATCGCCAAGCTGGCGCACCAGCGCTTCAGATATCGCGCGGGATCGGCGCAGCCTTTCGCCCACTTTGTCCATCTGCTGAACGTGCCTGCCCAGCGCGCTGCGGCTGACCGTGACTTCCATGCCTTGCAGATGGTTCAGAATTTCATCCAGCGTGCGGCCCTGGTCGCGCAGCCGGCCAATGGCTTCGCGGATTTCGCCCGGCAGGCGCGCAATGGTGGAAGGCCGCGCCATATCTCAATGCCCCGGCAGCGGGCGCGCGACACCCGGATGCGGCCTGCCACCCGCAACATCCACACCATCTTCCGTGGCCCGCGCCACCCAGATCACGCCATCATCCAGTTTGCGGACCGTGATCAGCCGCTGATCCGCCAGCCAGGTCAGATCACCGCGCAGCACATCGCGCGACACTTCATGGCCAAGCGACGCCAGCGCGCGTTTCAGCACGCTGTCATTCAGCGCGTAATCGTGATCTTCCGCCAAGGCGCGCAGGATGATCAGGCGGCGGTCTTCGGCCAGCAGCGCGGCGAAATCAGGCATCAGGCACGCCCTTCCTCAGTTGGTGATGCACAAGCAGGCCGGTCTGGTGTTCCACCCGCGTGAGGATTTGCTGCACCCCGCCCACACGTTCCGCGACGACCGCGACCGCGCGATCCAGATCATTCACCCGGTGCTGTAGCGCGCTCAGATCATTATGAGACGGCATTTTCGTGAGGCGTTCTTCGACCTCATCAACCCGCTGCGCCACCTTCGCCAGATCGCCACGCGCGGCGAAATCCCCCGCCAGCTTGAAGCGCAGAAACGCCAAAACAATACCGCCGACAATCGCGGCGGTGGTGACAATGGCGGCCATGTCGCGCCATTCCAAACTCACCATCACGCGTCATCCTCCGCTTCCTTCACGGGTTGCGGAGGCTTCGGCGCCGGTGCGGGGAACCGCGCGCGGATACGCGCCAATGCCTGGGCGCGGTGGCGTTCTTCCAATTCCTGCGCGACATCCACGTTATCGACCATCACTCATTCCTCGCTTCAACAATCTCTCGCACACGCGCCAGCCGAGACCGGCAATCTTCACCGGCCTCAATCACATCCAACAGAAACCCCATCAGATCGGCATCGGATGTCATGGCGGGCACGCGCGGTTCATCGCGGCAATTCAGCAGGCTTGGCGCCAGCGTCAGGCCGGGCGCTGGGCGGCTGGCTGGCGCGCAGCCGATCAAGCCCAGCAGCAACAGCAGGGCTGGCCACGCAGGCCGAGGTACGGTTCGCGGCATGGATGGTCCTTCGAATGGGTTCGATGCGTTCCTGCGTGGCGGCGGCAGCGGCGGCCTGGCGTTCCAGCGCGCTGATCACCTGCGCGCGATCCGCCAGCGCTTGCTGCGCCGCGGTCAATTCGGCACGGGTTTCGGCAAGGCTTTCTTCCGCGCCCGCGCGGCGCCAGGCTTCCACGCGCCAGGCGGCGGTCAGGCCCAGCACCACCACAAGCAAGGCGCCCGCCAGATACGGCATGGCCGACTTCAGCAGCCAGCCTGTCAAACTCGCCATCATGGCGCATCACCTGGGCGGCGGACCGAAGCGGTGGCGGTGCGGAAATCCAGCGCGCCAATGCCCATGTAGCCACCGACCAACCACGCGATGAGCGTCAGCGCTGCCGGCACCACAATCCCCGCGCTGACTTCGCTGGCATAGACGCACAAAAAAACCGCGACCCAGGCCGCGATGCAATTGCCGACCACCAGGGCTCGGCTGAAACTGCGCGATGATTTGGGGATGGCGGCCTCTGTCATGGATACGCTCGCCTGCACAATTCGAAGTGCGGGCCATCGGGGAAGCTTTTCCAATCGCCACCCCAGATGATCGGCACATGCAGGT